CATTGTGCGACTTTCTGTGGCTCTAACAGCACCTGTGTTGGCCATTTTATCTATGGCATCAGTTGATTGGCGAATGGCTGCTAGAATGTTGTTGATATCACTAGATCCAAAGTTAAGCACATATGGCTTTAATCCAGGATCACTGTTCTCTTCTACACGAATGATAGCACCACTGCCAGTGCCTACCTGTGTTTGCCCAGCAACCACTAGACTGGGATGTGTGTCCATTTGTATGCTTTGGAATATTTCACTGTAACTGTTGTAGATATACTTCTGATGATCAGCAATGTCAGCAATGGCACTTATACCAATGCCACGAACTGTTGAACGTTTGTTATAAACACAGACAGCAGGAATCTTACCTAGACCATTGGCCTCTATGAGTTTTTCTGATATTACTTGATCTTTTAGGTTTACCACTGTGGTGATAATTTCTGTCTGTGTCCATTCTTTTACTGTGCGAACGTCACCGTTGACATCTTCAAGGTATTTCAAGTAGACTAATTCAAAGCGTCCATTAGGACTACGCTGCCATGTCCAGTCTAATACCACCATAGGTGTCAATAGATTAACATAGGGACGCACACCCTGTGCTTGTTCATCTGCTAGTGTTACTGCGCCTACATTGGGTTTGGCTACCATGATCCATGTGTGACCAAACACACTAGCCCATGTTGCTACATCTTTCATAAACGCATTAAGACTGCGTCCTTCCATGTCTGCGTCACGTAAGAACATTTCTAATTCAAATGATTCACCATTGTTTTCAAAATCACGATCTGGTTCTTCACGGAATAGAAAACTATTAAACACTGATATCACTGAAGCACAGTGATTCTCTACAGGTGTTGCTTTGAGTCTATTGTTGTATTCTTGATCAGTTTCCAGTTGGTATCTGGTTAGATGTCCAGCACGACGATATTCATCGCCGCCCATGTAACTTTCTAGATAGTATTTCCATATTGGGTAATAAGTTTGATAGACCTTGTTGCCTGTGATTGTGGCAGCAATTTCTTGAACTAGTGTTTCAATTGCGTTCATAAGTTTGTCCTTGATAGTGCGTGACCAAATCTCTGTGGCTGAGCCAAACTTGGATCTAGTTCACGTTTAATTGGGAATAGATAGTCCACAGCGTATGACAGTGCGTCAAACATATGGTCATACTGTCCCTTGTCTGGGGTCTGTGTGCCCTCTTTGTAACAGAATTTTTCTAGACTCTCAATAGTATATTTACACCTGGGAGAGATAAACAGGTGTCTTAAGCCATCACTGGAGCATAAACGACTGTTCAATGCGTTGATTCTGTCTTTGACTGGAGTGTGTGCTCTGGGACTTTTGACAACAAATCCTGCGTTGGCCAAGATGGTGTGGTCAGTAAGGCCGCCACTGGACGTTTTTCTCGCGGAGCCTGCTGGGTCTGGATAGAAGTATATTTTACTATTGGGATACCTAGTCTTAAGTTCTTCTGCCAATTCGTGAGTATTACTGGAATACATTTGGATTTCGTCAACGGCATACAGCATGTCTCCATCTCGCAACATGATCACAGCACAAATTGGGCTGACGTTAAAGTCGCCGCCCACTATGATGGTGCGTGTGTCTAACTGTGGGGGTGCGTTACACACATTCAATTCACGATTAAATGCCCAGGCAATGCGTCCTGAATATGTTTCAAATGTGGCCATATATTCCTGACGGAATGTGCGCTCATCTAGATCACGCTGTGCCTGTTCTACTTCTTCTCTGGGCACATTGTTGCCGTCTAGAGTGGTATATTGAAAACTGGCCCAGTTGTCAGGATCTTCTTTGTGATTTTGAAATAGATCATAGAACCAGTTCATTCCTGAGGGCGTGGTAATAAACAAAGCCTTGCCCTGCTTGTCACTCAGCATGGGACGACATACTTCAAACCATGCTTCAGGATCTATCACTGCGGCTTCATCTATAATCAATCCATCTAGTCCTGCTCCACGTAGACTGTCATAACTGTCAGCACCTTTCAGTGAGATAGTTGAATCATTCTTTAACTGTATGGTTAATTCACTTTCGTTGATCTTGGCAATCCAGTTGAGATCACTGAGTTTGCGCTTTAACTTCTTCCAAGCAATCATTTTAGCCTGACGATATGTGGGTGCCAAATACCATACTTCTTTATTGGGTATTCTAGCCCACTGTGCCAGTGTGCGTATGGCCAAGTGTGTTTTTCCAAATCTACGTCCAGCACAGACACAGATAAATCTTTTGTCGCAGAGTGCTATGTTCTTTTGTGCGGCACTTAATGGCATTATTCTTCGTCCGTCCAAGGTAAGGGCAGTTTGTCTTCAGAATTAACTGGTGTGTCACTCATACCTAGGAAGTTCTTGGCCAAGAATATTTGTAAGGCCGCATTGCCACCCAGTGCGTTCTTAATCATTGCTCTGCGTAGGCTATGTTTAAGATCTTCACGACCTTTTGCTATGATACTGCTGAAGTTGTATTTTAATGTATTTTCATTGATGTCAAACCACAAGGCTATCTCACGGTCATTACAGCCTATCACTGCTAGGTTATAGACATCTTTAGGCACTACCACACGTTTACGGCGTCCGCGACCCACTTCATAGCCATAGACTTCTACAGCCACCAGTTGCTTGGGTTTGTTGCCAGTCTTTGAAGGATCCACAGGCTCTTCAATGTAGGGTATGACATCGTCATATTCTACTGTAGAGGTGGGATTATTGTCAGGTTCGTCCATACTTTTATTTATTGGACGCCACAAAAAAAGCCCCTGATATTGAGGCTTTTTTGTGTTATTCAAACAGCGTGTGAAACTGTGACTTGTTCATGTCCTGAGCCTGCCACTGCTCTTTGAGTATCTCTACTAGTTGATCCACTGAGTCAACGTCTGCCAGTATTGTTGGAGCATGATCAGCATTGATCAATAACTTCTTTGCGTCTTTGATTTTGAGGTCTTTGACTATAAATCCTCTTGTGGGCTGAGTGACAATCTCTTGCCACAGTTGATGATTGCGTAGACTGTGATCCACATAGGTGTGATACAGCATTCTATCTTTGGTGCCAATGAATTCAATTTTTACCATGGGGTAATCACTGACTCTGCTCAAGGTCTGTGTCTGTGTGAACACAATATAATTTTGATTGGTCATGTAGGTTTCCTTTGTATATGTTATTATTTACTCAAATGATTTAAAAAGCAAGTATTTTGATGAAAAAAATCCCCCAAAGATTGCTCAATGGGGGAAGGGTTTGAGGATTTTATTAAATGCCGTGACAATCACTTGTCACTGTTATTTATTCTATAGAGGTTTTTTAACTGCTCAATTTCTCTCTTGTGATTGTGTAGTGCCTCTATGACGTCATTGTGCTGTGTGATTAGGTCTTTGTAGGCCTGGCCCAATTGATTCTGTGCTTGAACCAATGCTCGTTCATTAACTTCTAGTTGAAGAATTTTATTGCGGCTCACTATAAGTTCTTCCATGGGATCAAATGAAGGTTGCCACCAGTTATTCATTTCTGCTCCTTGTGTTTTTTATAATGTGTGCCCACTCTCAGTTGATTGTGTGCCAATAAATGTTGATATCGCAGTATCACATGGCAGTTTTCTCTGCTCCAAGCACCTAGACTGTCTATTCTGGTCAATACTGTGGCTGTGCTCTTACGACCACGTCTAGCCCAAGCATCGTCTTGATCCCAGATCTCACACCATTGTTCATAGGTCAGTGTGTGTGCTTCTTTACGATAAGCGGCCTGTGCTTTGTGTTTGCTCCAAGCAATGTGCTGTTCATGTCTGACGAGATCTGGTCCACTGACCCATACGTGTGGACGGGGTCCTGTGCTGCCAAATTTAGTGGGTCTTTTTTTAGCGGGGATATAGTATCTTCCTTCTGGCATGGCTGTCTCCTTTGTTGTATTTATTACAAAGCAAAAGAAAAGCCCCTATTTCTAGAGGCTTTCCCAAGTCACCAAACTTGCTATAGGCAATCACTTTTTAAAAGATCAGAAGCAACAAAGATACTTCCTTTCTAAAAAAAATTGACTGTGTAAAGAACCCCATGTCCCTTACACACCTTAATTGTAACAGATATTTTTCTGTTGTCAATGTCATTTGGCAATATAGCCCTGACGCTGTCCCTGTTGATTATAGATATAGGTTCTGCCCTGAGTGGCACCGCAGAAATTGGGTGCTTGGTAGCCCACAGGACGTCCCAGGCGTTGTCGTTCTTGTTCTGAAAATCTGCCTGTTTGGCAAGGATCTTGACTGTCATAGAAATTGGCCACTGTGTCAAAAGCAGTGGCACAGCCTGTGAGCAATAGCAGGGCTAGGAGATTAAAGATCACTGTCTTCATAGATTTCTTTGCTGGTAGAAGGATTATTGGCCTTGGTTATTTCTAATTCTTGTTCATCAGTGAACTTGTCTGGCATGCCATCAGGAGTGACATCCTGTAGCCACATTGTGGGATTCTCCAATAAGAGATCTTTAACTGCTCTCTGTTGAACAAAGTCATCCCAGGTAATTTCTGGGGTCACAGGCAAGTCCATGGTGTGTTCTAGCATTATTCCTATGTCGTTGATTAAGATTAAGTGGTATATCATTCTGCGGCCTCCAATTGTTTAATTTGTTTTTCAATCATTGTTTTGAGTTCTGGATTTGCGTCAATGTATGCTTGAAAAGCCGCCATGTCAACAATTTTCATACCTAATTTCTTTGTGCCTTGTTTAATGATTTCAACACCAGGTAGGTTAAATTCAGGACTATTACATACTGTGCCATCTTCTGCCAACACTTTTACTTTGTCCAAATGACGCATACAGATCATATTCAATTCTTTGGGCATACTATCTGCTTGTCCTAAAAACATTTTATTTGAGTTCAATCTCTCTCTAGGGATCTTAAAAACTACATAGTCAGTAATACCACGCATAATCATCCATTGTGCGGCATTCATCATTGTGTTGGCAAAGAACACACCCAATGTAAGATTATCTTTGTGTGCTTGTGGAATAAGATATCCAGATTGGACAATTTTATTGGCTGTGTCAATGTCAGTGGCATGATACCAATATTTTAATTTGGGCAGTTTCATTTTAGCACCTTTCTGTGTGCTGTTGAACATAGTAATGATTATACAGTCTACTGTGGATTATGTCACTGATTTTGGCTGATAACTCAACAGCCAAATGGTGATGTCTTTTGGTTTGCCTATAATTTGAATACCAATGTCCACCATTTGTGTGTTCATGTCCCATGATCCCAGTAGGAATTGGAAACTACAACCTAGACTTTGGGCAAGGTCAAAAGCATCATGACCAATAAGATGACGAACCATTTCTTGATCATTACGATTAAATGTATCTATAAGATCCCTAGGTAATTGCTTGCGATAGAAGAGATGTTTGGTCATTCTAGATGAGAACCGTAACAATATAATGCTGTTTGTGTGTGTGTGTTATAGTAAAGTCTCTCTTATTCATATATTGTCCAATCAATGCCTATAACGAATCCAGTAGTTCTCTTTACATTGTGAACCAATTCACGAATATCAACTGCTTTCCTAGCACTCCACCCATCATGTTCAAAGAAGTGTTGATTCTTTGTCTTTTTCAAATACCTCTGTATCATCTTTCTCACTTGAGCCTCTAATTCCCTATAAATTTCACTTTTCATCTTGGCATTGAGTCTTTGTCCTTTGTTCATAGATCTCTTACTTCTTATGAACTTCCACATCAATCTCAGTTCTTGTTGATATTGCTGTATCCATGTATTCTGTTTTAATTGATTAATCATAAATCTATTGAAATTCACATAGGCATAGATGTTGCCATTGTATCTTGTAGAGATCTGTGCTCCAGTGAGTAGGGCATGTAGGATCTTTTTGATTGTCTGCGTGTCTAACTCTAACTGTTCACTGAGTTGCTGTCTTACCTCAGTTCTGTCCTCAATATATTGGTCTAGATGGGGTGTGGGGTGTGCGAATCCCATTTGGCGTGCGTGTTGTAGGATCAGTGTTTGGGCACAACAACGGATGTCATATTCATAGTCATAGCCAGCACGGGCTAATATAGTGCGTTTGACTCGTTTGGGATAATTCTGTAGTTCATGATAGAGCCTATGCCCTTGCTCTTTATATTCTATTTGGCCTGTAGCCAACTGATCTAACGTTGCCTGTTTGACTGCGGGTTCTAGATTTATAAGACCCAATTGTTGTTTGAGATCTTTTACTGATTCAACTCGTTGACGATATCGTTTACATTGACCTGTGGCCATGTTCCAATGACTGTCAACACATTCTAATAAATGTGTTTTGAGATATTGGGCAAGAGGTCTAGCAGTGTTGCCCCAGTATCGTGTAAACTGTGTTTGAGCCACAGGTCTTACTTCACCTGGCTTGAGATATAGGTCAATGAATTCTAATGCTTGTAGACATCTAGATCTTATTCTGGGATCATTAAAATTGGGTGTGTAGGTCATAAGTTCAAATCATCCGCAGTTTTTATCATTTTGATATGTCTTGGTCTTATTTCAGCAAGATCATTATCCAATAACATTCGCATGTCTTGACGACTTAACCATTGAATCCATTTTTTATGTGTTTTACACACAAGACTGGCTGTGTGTATTTTTTCTGGATGATAGACAATCCAGACTGGACACGTGTCGTGACGTGTGTGAGAAGTTATAGACATAGATTTTTCCTAGAGTAAATTGTGCGGCTGTCACCACTATTATTTAGCATTTATAGGAAAAAGTCAATAATTTTTGGTTGGATTGGGCAAAATAGTCAAAAGAAAGCCCCTTGCGGGGCTTCCCAACCCATAGGATAGGTTTGCGGACTGGTATACGGAGTGTAAAAGATGACAGCCTTTACATTAAGGAACCCAAACATGACTTTGGTCCAGTCCTGGATATGAGGGGACATATCCTAGTAGAGCACGAATGGCAATACGTTTTCTACAAAATTATTTATCTCTGTTTAAGAAAAAAGTAATAAAAACAGGTTGGCTTTTTTCCGTATCAACATCAAAAACTCCAGTTTCTGGATTGCGTGTTTTACGGCAGTTTTCACAACTTTCACGCCAATGACGCTGAGGATATTGATAGATCTTTTTATTAACCACACGGTTTACCACAACTAAATGGCAGTCTTCACAGACCTGTGGCTTGTGTTTGATCCGTTTGACTTTGACGCCCAGGGTTGAATTTTTCTTGTGGTCTATAACCAATTCTTGTCCTTGACGCCAAACACTTTCTGGCTGTGTGGCCTTGCGTATTGAAGGTCCTACGGGTGGTTTAGCAGGCGCAATTTCCGCCAACTGAGATAGTGTTTCTATAAATTTTTTGTGCTCCATGCTCATACTTATGGAGCGGATCTGTTAACCTAAAACAAATTTGGCTATGACAGCCACAGCAGCCGCAAAGCCCAAAGTATACCAACGCCAGTTTTCCAAACTCATAATGCGTTGATTCTGCTCTTTGTGAGCGGAGTTTTCACTGTCTCTCAGTGCTTTTACTTCATTTAAGATAAGTTCACGTGTTTTGTGTAGGCAGGCATGAACTTCCTTTATATCCGCCCTTACTTCGTCTAACTTGACGCTTATTGTTTCTACTTTTGTTTCTAATACAGCAACGCGGCTGTTCACTGATTCTCTTGTCATGATCAATCCTTATGTAAATTGTGCGTAAAATGTAAACAGGCCCATTTGTTGTGCTGAGGCAGCACTTATACTGATGGTTGAGTCTGTGGCTGTGTCATTTTGATCCCATAGGAACGTTTTTACATACAACACAGATCCTTGTGTGTATTCTTGAACTGTGCCCTGACCATCTGTTGACAATGTTGAACCTCTGGTCAATGTTCCTGTAGTGCCAAATCCATAAAAAGCAAAGCCAATACCTGGTTCTACAAGATTGCTCAATGACAGAGTTTGATTGGTCACAGTAGTTCCACTGGCCACGTGATTTTGTTCCAAATCACCAATAGTAGTTGATGCTATAGTCCAGTTTGGTCTATAGAATAACATAAGTTTTCTATGCGCGGTTGCGGCACTGGCTGATTGTCCAGTGATTGTGGTGTTGACATCACCACTGCCTAATACCTTATAACTCAGTGTCCATCTGTGTGTTGAACCATTGTAGGTAGTAATGTTGGTAAAGTTCAATGGTGTGGTATTGGTAGTTGTCAGTGTGTTGATACGATCAAACAAGAAAGCAATGTCACCTGCCTGTGTGGTTGCGGGAATACTAATGGTGTAAGTGCCACTGGTAGCACTTTCAGTGCTGGTCACATAGGTAAAACTCTTGTTCACTGAGGCTCCTGCGCCACCTCCGCCCATGTATAATTGACCATGTAATCCAGAAGCAAATGGCATTATGCGTATCCTTTGCTGAGTGTTGCGTAGTAGGTAGTGCCAATATAACTCACAGTCAGTATGTCAATGGCATTGGCTGCTGTTGACAGTGTTTTACTAGCACCAGCAAACTTCATTGTTGAAGTCAATGTTCTACTACCTGTGGCATCCTGTGTGATAATAAATGTGATAGTTTGTCCACTTACTGGACTGCTAAATGCTGACAGAGTAAAGTTGCCAGTGGCTGTGATAGTTTGAACGTTGCCGTTGGCAGCATTTGGCGTCAATGTTGTAGCACCACTGTTGCCTATGGCAAACACAGTATCACGATAATCTACAAGAGTAGGGCTGGTAATTGTAGCATTAGTGCTTAATACTGCTGAACCTGTGCCCGTGACAGATTCAAATTCACGCATTTCAACCCAACTTGTAGCATCATTAGATCCAGTATTAGTTACATGAACTCTCATGGCACTACCACTTGGAACAGTTCCTACAAGAGCACTGGTTGAAGTATTAACAGTTGTAGTCTGACCACTGTTATTAACAAAATAGAATCCTTCACCAAAACTCATTGTGCTGGTAGAAGGCAGTGTGAAAGTAGTTCCTGACCCACCATAGATATGCTGTATGTAGTTGCTGGCATTAGTCAATGTCGCTGTGGCACTATTTGTAGCAGTATATGTGGTCAAATTATCCCACGCATCTCTGGCTGTGGCGGCGTTGGTTCCGCCATTAGCCAATGGTAATGTGCCTGTGACAGCCGCTGTCAAACTTATTTGACTCCAACTGGCTTGATTTGAGCCGTTTGTGGTCAAAGCATAATTGGCTGTGCCTGCTGTTTGAGGCCAGTTTACACCATCAAGCACCACATTACCTGTGCCGTTGGGTGTAATTGAAATATTTTGATTAGCACCTTGGTTAATAGTGATATTACCACTGTTACTGCCTGCGTTGGTGTTCAGCACAAGACTACCACTGCTGTTGGTGGTCAATGTGGCAGTGATGTTGGGATCACCTATGCGAACTGTGTCAGAGTTAAGATACACGTCACCAGTGCCTGCGGGTGAAAATTCAAAGTTTCCATTGGCACCAGAATTTATTAAAATTGATCCTGAACTAGTGCCATTATTTGTGCTGATTGTTAAACTGCCTGTGCCGTTTGTGGTTAACACAGCATTGGTGTTGGCATCACCAATTTGAACAGTATCTGCTACCAATTGAACGTCACCTGTGCCATTGGGTGTGATTGTGATAGCACCGTTTGTGGTAACGCCTGTGATAGCATCAGTGCTCACAGCACCAATGTGTGTGCCACGAAAGTTTGTGGCCTGTATGTCACCTTGTGTGCCTGAAAATACTTCACTGGTGTTGGTAGCATCAGGAATAAATGTCAAATAACCTGTTGAGTCATCATAGCCAAAGAATCCCACTTTGGCTGTGGTGCCGTTGTGCCAACGAAACTCAATGCCTCTATCTTTGTTATCATCTGTGGTAGGAGCAGTGTCGCCACCCAGTGTAAAAATTGGATCATCTACAGTGACAGTAGTTGAGTTTACAGTTGTGGTTGTTCCATCAACTTGTAGATCACTTGAGATTATGACCTTGCCTGTGCCTGAAGGTGTTAATGTGATATTGGCATTTGCGCCATTGCCAATAGTAATTGTGGGATCTGGATCATTGCCTTCATTGGTGGTCAATACTAAATTGCCAGTGCCATATGTTGAAATTCGTGCTTCTGAGTTTAAATCACCAACACGCAGTGCGTCTGTTATTATGTGAACATCGCCAGTGCCGTTGGGTTCAATTGTGATATTGCCATTACTGGTGCTGACAATTGAGTTGCCGTTAACGTCAAGATTGCCGCCAAGTTGTGGTGTTGTGTCTTCTACAACATTGTCAATGCCGCCAGCACCTTCACTGATAGTGACATAGGTGCCATTGCCCTTTTTAAAGTGTAGTGTGCCGTCTGTGAGATTAAGACCAATTTGGCCTTCTACTGTATCGCCTGACTGCCAAGTGTAGCCAGTTGTGGTTGTTCGTTTATGTCTGATTGCCATAGAGTTACCTCATTAAATTGATTAGGCTGGGGGCATTTCACCCCCTTGTGTTTTTATATATTAAAATGTGCCGTCGTCAACGTGCTGACTGAATTCCAGTGCTGAAGCGCCACTGTTGACTTTAACATAGTAACCACCTGCGCCACTGTAACTTGCTGGAACATCAGTTAGGCCAGTGAATACGCTTACGCCACTGGTCTGTGCTACCCAACTTAACTGTCCTGAACCATTGGTCTTTAACACATAGTTGGCTGAACCATCGCTGGTAGGCCAGTTAAGGCCATCAAGCACAATTTTACCTGTGCCATGTGGAGTAATTGAAATATCAGCATTTGATCCGTTGGCAATTTGAATAACACCACTGTCCAAGGCATTTGGAGCACCTGTAGTAAGGGCAAGATTCATTGTGCCCATTGAAGTAATGACCTGTGTTGTAGTTCCAGTGACATCACCTAATACCAACATATTTTGAGCCGCAGTTATTGCTCTAGTGCTTGATGTAAAGTTATTGCTGGAGAATTCAACAGCAAAACTGTGACCACCATCAGTAGCATATTCACCACCAGCACGAGCAAATGTAGACGAGGCAGCGGCACTGTCACGAACAGCATAAGCAACAGCACTCATATGTCCATCCATGTTGGCCAATACATCTGCTGTAAAATTACGTTGAGCAATTAGGGCATTTGATGCTGTGCCTGTTGATGCTGTTCTACGAGCCAAGGTAGCACTAGTGCCGTCTTTGTTAAGCACAATTGAACCACTGCCATTAGGAGCAATCACAATGTTGCCATTGCTAACTGAAACTATTTCTTGAGAATTAACATCCAATGCGCCACCTAGTTGTGGAGTTGTATCTTGAACTAAATCTGTAATACCTTGAGTGATTGTTGTGGCAATAGCACCATTGGTAATGGTAATGCCTGTGCCTGCTGAAAAGTGAGCACGAACATCGCTGGCTGAAGGACCTGTGTAGGTAATAACACCTGTGGAGTTATCATAACTTAATGCGCCATCACCACCTGAATCTGTTACGCTGATGCTTTGACGAGCGCGACTTTGTGTAAAATAAAGATTTGTTGAACCTTCTGTAACAGCATCAGTTGATCCTGGACTTGCTGAAATTTCAACATAAGTTGATCCACTCCAGCGATATGTTTTAGCAGTGTCTACTGTAACATAAATTTTACCACTTGAACCAGTGGCTGGGAATCCTGCTAGGTTAGCATATTCTTCAACGTCATCTACATAACTAGGCAGTTGACTTGATGGAACTAGTCCTGAACTATCCAATGACGCATAACCATTGGCCTGTCCTTTGGCACTTGTTGCTTGAGCACCGCTGACATCAGCAACACCAATTGTAACAGCACCAGTGCGACCAGCAACTGATGTTACTGTGTTAACCTGAGCACCTGCTTCAATGCCGTTGACTTTGTCAACAAACTTACGTCCGCCAATTTCACGAACTGTGCCGCCAATCTCACCATAGTATAGTGTTCCGCCATTGCTAGAGCCTTCTGCGTAGGCCAACTGACCACTTTCTAATAGTGAGGGCGCGGTATTCCCTGAACTTCTCTTAATTCTAATAGCCATGAGGGCCTCCTTTTAAAAAAATCCGTCATCATTGACTGGTTCCCATCCACCATTGCGTGCCGTGTAAAACGCTCCAGTAACGGGTCTATACCAATGTTGACCTGTGCTTTGAATGTTGGGCTGACTGTCGTTTACCAAAGTAGGATCCTGCTTGTCAGCCCAATCTAGGGAGCCTGATCCGTTTGTTTTTAATACTTGTCCTGCTGATCCATCTGTGTTGGGATAAGCAATGTTACTTAATTTAACCTTACCTGTGCCATTAGCAGCAATTTTTACGTCAGCATTGGTCTGTGTAGTAGTAATGTTATAACCATTTACATCTAAATTGCCGCCTAGTTGTGGCGTTGTGTCTTCTACTATATCATTAATACCAGTGCTTAAACCTAGACTGTTAACAGAGGCCCAAGCAAGTTGTCCTGAGCCATTGGTCTTTAACACATAGTTGGCTGAGCCATCTGCCTGTGGCCAATTTAAGCCATCAAGAACAACATTACCAGTTCCGTTGGGAGTTATACTGATATTGCCATTGGCACCAAGAGCAATTTGAATACTACCTGAACTGGCACCACTATTAGTGTTTAATGTTAAACTACCATTGTTTGTAGTGATTAAGGCTGCGACTCCAGCATCACCTAATCTCACAGTGTCAGCATTGAGGCGAACATCGCCAGTGCCATCTGGTGTAATTTCAATGTGACTGTTTGCGCTGCCACCTACTGAAATTTGTCCACCGCTACCATTAGCACCACGCAATAGAGCACCACCAGTGCCACTGTTTAATGTTAAATTGCTGCCTGTGTTGGCACTTGAACCACCTGTAATGACCACAGCACCTGTGCCATTGCTTTGTAATGAAACAGCACCATTAGGAGCACCATCAATTAAAAAATTTGTAGTAGAGCCTGCGGCTACCCAAAATCCTCTAGTAGTGGTAAATTCAAATCCATAGTCAATGCCATTGACATTCATTTCTGCTAGATCAAGAGTGCCAGGATGTGTGCCGTTTATTGTGGTTCTATTCTGTGATCTCCACATGGTCATGCCAGCACCAGCAGTAACACGCAGATTACCTGTGCCATTGCTGGTTAAGATAGCAGTAGTATCAACATCACCAATTCTAACAGTATCAGCATTGAGTTGAATATCTCCTGATCCATTAGGTTCTAAAACAATGTTGCCGTTGGCACCAGCAGCCACTGTAATTTTACCACTGTTTAGGCCTTGATTAGTTGACAATTCAATACTGCGACTACCACTGCTGGTCAATTGCGCTGTGCTTTCACCTGTGCCAAATACTGTGATTTCTGCGTCATTTAATACACGGCCGCCAGGACCTGGACCAAATTCAACATCACCATTGACATCTAGACGTAGTGCTGCCTGACCAGCGTTATTTAACGGATCACTTAATAATAAAAGACTTTGACTGCCACGAGCAAAGATAAATCCTGGACCAGTTCCATCGCCAACATTGACAATGCTTTCTAAATTAATTTCACCTGTGCCACTGGCTTTGATGTTGACATCAGCATTGCCAGCACTGGTAATTTTGTTGCCGTTGACATCTAAATTGCCACCTAGTTGTGGCGTAGTGTCTTGAACTAGTTCAGTAAAACTACTGGCACTACTGATAGTAATAGTATTGGCATCTGTGCGAGCAATGGTGACATTTGACCCAGCAGCCAGTTTAACATCATCTGTTGATGTGTCACTGCCTGTTAGTCTTAAGTTAGCACCACCAGTGGCAGTTTCTGCTGACAGGGAATATGTGGTGTTGAGATCACTGATATTGGCCCAGGCCACATCATAGTCAATGACGCCTGTTTTCTTAAGGAATTGCCCAATAGATCCACCTGCTGGTAATCCATTGGCAGCAATGCCGCCACCATCTTGAACAATAATGCCATTGTAACTGACAGTTACAGGATATTCTATATTGGTAACACTGAGTTGATTGACCACGGGTGGCGTTATGGTTATACCATTGACCACTTCTTCTACGGTTACGTTAATGCCTAGGTCATTAACAGTGGCTACAGTGATACCATTTTGAATTTCTTCTATGGTTATGTTGTAGGCCATATTAGGCTCCTAGTGTCAGCGCGGTATATCCTGTGGCAGTAGTTGGATCTCCTACCACAACATCAGGTTCCCAGCATTGGACTAGGGCCCAACGATGGCTGTTGATCTGTGGGGGATTTGAAGCATCTGTCCAGGTTAATGAAAACACAGTGATAGGCACATTTCTACGGGCATCTGGCACAATGGGTCCAGCATACATACTTGCGGGCAAGTTGACTTTGACTGTGCCAGCACTTGCTGAAATAATTGCTGGAGCCAATCCACCACTTACTTCTACTTTGGCAAATGAACCTATCACAGTTGAGTTGCCAAAATTGGGCTTGTTGGTGTTGCGATTGAAAGAAATTTCATCAATTACCAGTGTTTGGTAATCTGCGGCAAAAGTCCATCCAGTGATGTTTAGGGCTGTGCCTGCGTCATTTTTGAATGTATAGATCAGTGTTTTTTGATTTGAGGGAAATACATTTTCAACCTGAACTGAATCTGGGCCTCCAATGTATTGTTGGAAGTTTAAAATACCTGGCATATGTGCTCCTAGGGGATACTTGTTTAAACTATGGTCTAAACAAGGTCTACGATGTATTTATTAGCAAGTGGGCAAAAGTGTAGTAAAAGGCTGTTTTATTCAATGCCTGTAAGATCATTGCGGAACTGTGCTGTGTTATCTGTGGTGTCAAAAACAAAGTATCCCATAAGGTCACCTAATACAGTGGGACTTTGACTGTTGCTATCAACGAACACTTTTACACCATCAATAAATCTACCTTTGGTATAGCCTGTGTTGACAAAACTAAATGTGTTAGGCGTAGTTGATTCTGCTATTGTTCCACCTTCATAGACATCTGCTGTCAGCAACACAGGCTTAATTCCTCTGGTGCCATACCAATTGCCTCTACATTCTAACACACAATATCTTTCATTGGGATACAGCGTTTTAAATCTAGCAATGTTTAAAAACACAGTTTCAACGGCAGCATCATTGCCGCCAGCACCTTGGTTGTCTCCGCCCCAACTGATAATTGCGGACGTTAAATTACTGCCATCAGGCCAATACTCTTGACTGGTAGTATTTGGTGGAGTAGAACCATCTCCTGTCCATCCTAAATATTGATCAACAGTTGTTTGTCCTATAGCAGGTTTATAAACGCGGCAACGAATGTCTAGGTCAGTGCCATCTTGATAGGTCCATTTTAACACAGCACTGGATCCATTAATTGTAACCAATATACCTGCTTGACTTAATTCATATCTACCTGAAGAACTATTATAGTTAAATGTAAGACCCTGTTGTTTACCTGTGGGAGTAAGATCAAAACCTACATTACTAAAAGCATTGTTGGCAGTGACAGCAGTATTGGTAGTTGGACGTAGCCCATTGCTCTTGTCTCTGAGATAGTAGTTAATGTCACTGAAACTGTAAACACCATCACTGTATTCCAGTGCTGTGATGCTTAACACAATATTGCCTTCTTCATCGTCTTCTTCATTGACGCTGACAATTCTAAATTTCTTATTGGTAAAGCCATACATAGGGCTGGTAACATCTATGATATCGCCAGCCTTGATGCCTAGGTAACTGTAGTCAGTGCGGAACTCTATGATCTTGTCTACACGACTTTGTTTGAGTTCACGCAGACCCAGCATCTGCGCCTGTATTTGATCATTGATTAGATCTGTGCTTATGTCTAGTGTGTTTAGGGGTTCATTGGCAAAACGCTGATTGTCTGGTATCTGTAGAACCACATAGTCTTTTTCATCTCCTAACAATTTATTAGGAAAACTTACTTTGACAGAGTTATAAAGTTCATAGACACCTGTGCCTGTGATATTGATAGCGCCTAGTATATTGCCGTCGTTAAATGATGCTGTGCTTGACCCAGCACGATTAATAATCACTGCCCACTTGCCTGTGTGTATGTCAAAGGTAAACCACACTCCAGCGGCTAGGCTGAGATTTTCTATGTTGGTCCATGCTGGTTGTGTGGTATCAATGACACCATTGATTGTGTAATAGATATTGTTGAATGTGGTCATTTTTAAATCCTTAACTCATGTTAACCTGTATTAATACTGCGCCATGGCCGCCTGGTTCTCCAATGAACACTGAATCATTATTAACTCTACCACTGCCACCTTGTCCTGGATTAGTAGGTCTTCCATAGACGCTGTCATTTTGACTTCTACCTTGTCCACCAGCACAGACAGTAGAATAACCAAAAGCAAAAACACTTACTCCAGCACCACCGTTTGAAGTTGTAGTAGAACTGCCAGCACCTCCTCCTCCGCCAGGAGCATTTACTGTAGGACTAGGGGCAATTATATATGCTGAGGCGCCACTGTTGCTCTGTGGACTACCACTGTTTCCACCATTGCCACTAATACCAGCACCACCACCTCCAGCAGTAAGTCCAAATGCTGTAGTTGATTGTCCAGCACCACTTATGCCGCCACCTGAACCAATAATTAAAGTTTCATTTGTTCCCATAGTATCAAATATTTGAAATTGGAGGCCACCGCCACCTCCACCCCCACCTCCGTATCCAGTGTTAGTGCCACTGCCGCCACCTCCACCCCCAATCACATATACTTCAAATGCGTTGGTTCCTACATTAGAGTAGATAAATTCTTTTTGTGTAAAATTAAATGTAAAATTACCTGGACTTGTGTAACTATATTGGGTTGGCAAAAGATTCTCACTAGTTCCAGCATAGGCAATGGTTAAATTCAATGTGATACAGTTTACAGTTTGACTGTTGATGGTCTTTTGTATTCTCACTGTGTAATTTGCTGTGGAAGTGATATTTTTATTAGGAGCAAATTTTAACTTGCTTAAATTGGCACTGATGCCAGTATCACTTCCGCTGAATACAAAATCACTTTGTCTTATATTTTGATTGTCATAGGTCCAAAAGCCATCAGTGGTTTCAAAAATCACATCAATGTTGCTACTGCTCTTGTCTCTGACAATTGGAGGACTGTTTAGATAAAAACTGTTTACACTATTGCCAACATATGATCTAGAAATAACCCAATTAACTAAAGCATAGACCACATCCTGTGACACAGTCTGTGTTTCATTTGAAGTAAGATTTGTTGCGGTATAGGTCAGTGTAAAAGATAATGTGGTAAGCACAGTGGCCTGTAAATTGGCCAATCTATTGTTGACCTGTGCTAGTGTGCCTTCTATGGTCAATACCTTTGTGGTATTGTTAAAACTTATAGTGCCGCCAGTGCCAGTGCTGGTAATTTGAGATATGTTAGAACTAATGCTGGGTGTCACAGTTACTCGCATATTGTTAGTGCTCTGTGATCCACTGTCTGTAATCTGTGGTGTTCCATAGACTTTAAAATTGTTAATGTCATAGAAACTAGCCTCTACAGGTGTGCTAATAAGATTGACATTTGTAATATTCATAGTCACTGACCAGCCTAGACTGCCTGCGCTGGGACCACTCCAACTCACTGTAGCAGTATAATTAACTGCGCCTGTGCTGTAGTTGTTTAGATTAATTGTTGGACTTTTAATTTGATTCCATACTGTGGCGCCTGTTATCCCATTGATAACATAGATGTTAGCACTGGGATTGGTCACTGAACAACCACTAGGTATAGTTGGCCAGGTTACAGTTGATCCAGGTGCTTGTGTAAGGTCAATGGTATAAATTGGAGTTGTGGTTCCAAAATCGTTAACACCTATGACATTTATGCCCACAGGAACACTATGAGTAGCACCTTCTGTAGTATTGATAGATTGATTAGTGGCATTAACTGTGTCAAATGCCACTCTAGGACCATTTAATGGTATAGAATAGTTAGTCAACTGTTGAACTGAACTGCCACCAAATATCTTACTTTGATTATAGGTAATTGTGGTATTTTCAAATTGACCACTAGTAGGATTAAATGATATTTGACTGAACAGGTTATTGACCTGTGTCTTTGTGCCTGTATAAGTCCAAGTTCTACTTGTGGTCGTGCCAGGTGCTGAAAATGTTCCCACACCCACAGGCACAGTTAATGTAATAGTGTAAGTAGAATCATTGTCTAGGTCTGTGATCTGTGGTGTTGAAGTGGCAAAAATATTGGCCACAACATTGTTAACATAGGTTCTTGTGATGTTGATGTTAGAAACTTCATCATGCTGTGTGCCAAAGTTAACTGTTTGTGTTTTGGTCTGTGTTGCGCTCTGTGGATTAATCACAGTATAGTCTAATGTAAATCCCACAGCAACATCGCCACTAGGAGTTATTGTTATTTTAGTAAGATGATCATTGACCTGTGCTTTGGTTCCTACAATGCTCAATCTCTTTGTGGTATTGTTAAATGTCACAGTTCCACCCAATGTGCCTGAACTGGCCATTGTTCTTACCAATACAGAGTTGCTGGGAATAATCTGTAGGAAATATCCACCTGAAGTTGTTTCAACGTCAGTGATCTGCGGAGCACCTGTGATCAATGTAGCAGTATCTTCATTGTAGGTAAAGGCAGAAACTGGACCTAGATATCTAATTAAATTGCTTCTTATCTGCTGAACAGTTTGATCACTGCTGCCATCGCTAATAGCAGTGGCAGTATAGGTAAACGTCATATGGGCATTTATAGCACCATTAGTTACCATGGTTATGGAATTTAAATGACTGTTAATCTGCGTGTTAGTGCCTACTATGGTCAATACTTTGGCAGAATCATTCCATACACTGGCTCCACCACTGCCGTTGGTAGCAAGACTAGCAACATAACTGCCTGTTGAAGGTGACACAGTCACCGTCCAAGCAGCCACATTACCTGCTGATAAATTAGGCACACCTGTGATTAAGTTTGATCCTGTGTTGAACCAAAATACTGTTGTGGCAGACCATTCATTAACATTTTGAATGTTAGTAGTTATTGACCAACCTGTGCTGGTGCTAAAATAGTCAATAGTGGCTGTGACAGTGAATGTGCCATTGATAATATCTGGTAAGTTAACAGTGGGACTACGCACCAATGCCCAATCTTCCACAGTTCTTATTCCGCTGACAGTATACTGTCCAGCACTGGGATTGGTAATGGTCATGTATGTGGGCAATGTAGGCCAAGACACAGTGGCGCCTGTGATAGCACTGACATTAACACGATAACGAACATTGGCATCTTGATAATTAATAATGTCTGTGATTTCTCTAGCCACATATAAACTATAACTTTGTCCTTCAAGCACGTTCTGTGTGCCATTGCCTAAACTTGTATTAAAAGTCACTGAGGCAGTTCTTGGGTCTGTGAACTCTACTGGTTCAAATCCGTTGTTTAAGTCTTGTAATGAGTTCATGATACAGTAATCCTTGCGGGGTCAATGCCAGCACCATACCAAGCGTTGGTTAGATAATCATAGTAGACGTCTCCTGCCTGTGTCATGGTATTTCTTATTTTAAATTTAATATCAGCCAAGCCTGTAATACCCTTGTCTTTATTGTAGTCAACACGAACTAGAGCAAATATCATGCCTGGCATTTGATGATTCACAGTCCAACCTGGCATAAGATTGGCAGCGTTTGTGGGATTGGTCAATGTATAACCAGTAGGTGGAATAGGCACATTGCTGGCACCACTAAAACAATAAATTTTAACTAGACCATCTATTTTAGTGTCTACATTGCTATCTCTGTCCTGTGTGCTAGCGCAGGTTATTCCATCTGCGGCAAATGTGATCTTTTGATCATTCCAATATATTTCATCAAAGTATAGTCTGCTGAGTGCGCCCTGACCTAGATTTAAATATCCAGTTTGTTCGCATATGGTAAGGCAATACCACATTGTTTGATTTGAGTTAGTCAACTGTGCGTCAGTGACAATGCCGCCAAGATAGGCTGTGCCATAAACTACGGGCACTTTATGATTGGGATTGCTGGCAACCTGCGCTCGCACTCCTGGATCAGGTTGACTGGGTGTTTGTTGTTGTTTAACTATGGCGCTGGTAGCCTTACGCACAGCATAGCCTGCCACTGCGGCTTTGGCTATGGTTGATATGATAGGATTGCCACTGAATACGCCAACAACGGCAGCACCAAAGCCTATGATTTTCTTAAGCCAACTCATTGTGGTGCTCCAAAGTTAAAGTAGGCATTGGTCAAATTAGGCACACGATCAAAACTTAAATCAGTGTAATTAAAATAACGATTGCTGTGTGCTTTAATATCTAGTGGATTGGTTCTGCGTCCTGGCACTTTGCCTTGTAAGAATCTAACCAATGTTGAACAACTCAGTTCAATGGTATTTGATGCTGATCTATCTTCATTGTCATAGTCTTCTTGTAGACTGTAGTTGTTAATAATACAAAAGAATCTGCCCACTGG